TGCTTTGGTGCAAGTGACTTTCATAAAAAAAGGGGGGCCGTTGCCGGCCCCTGTGATCATCAAGCGGTTGTGATGTCTTCGATCGATGCGAAGGCCGACGCCTGGCGCACAGCAACATCAAACGAGATGATGCCGCGGACAGAAGTCAGTGCCTTGCTGAAGTCATCAGAGTCAGTGCCAATTGTGATTTCCAGGCCGTTGCCGTAGAAACCAATCATGGCCTGGCTGAAGTCACCAGCAACCAAGGCAGAACAAACGCTGGAGCTAGTGCCCTTCGTCAAGTTAGAAGGGACAGCGTTTGTCATTGCCAAGGGATAACCGTTAAGGGTCAAAGGCGTTGGGCCACGACCAATAGCGGAAAGATCCGAGTTGTAGAGGAAAGCACCATCACCAGCAGTTGAACCGCCAGCACGGAGCTTTTTCAGCCCACCAACGACTTTGCCGTTAGTGATGTAAGCCATGTTTGGACCGAAAGCGTTGTCTTCGGTGATGGCAGTTTCCAGATCAACCACTTTCTCAAGGGTCAACGCACCACCGTTGGTGCCCATCGCAACGGATCCAATGCCGGAAGTGTTGCGGATGCCTGTTGGCTGACCAGAGGAGCCAGAACCGTTAAGCACTGCAGCATCAACAGCGTTGTTGATTCCGTCAGTCAGATCACGGCGTACAAGCTCTTCAATGCCAGGCGTGCCCTGAAGCAAGGTCTGACGGCTGTACTTGGAAAGAGCCGCAAGGTTCTTGGGGCTCATCGTGATCTGGTCGAAAGTAGATTCCGACTGAGTGATCGCGGTTGTCTCAGAAGACAAGTAGTAGGTGCTGGAAACACCAGAGCGGCGAGGGATTGCAACATCACCAACCAAGCCGGTCAGGGTGCGAACGCCCAAACCAACTACAGGTGAAGAGTTCCGCAGAGCTTCGATGAAGTCATCAGCCAGCAGATCGGTTGCAACAAGGTTGCCGCCGGTCGTTGCGCCTGAAGTGACGTAGGTGGCGCGCTGTGACAGTGCAGAGAACGGAACAAAGAAGCTGCGCTCACTGGTGGCAGCAATGCCAGAGCTGCGCTGAACTTCTTGGCTCAGCTCACGGCAAAGACCAGCGCCATGCGATGACCAATCACCAGTGATCAAAGCGCGGACGCCATCGATCAGCTGATAACGCTCTTGAGTCTGTTGACCAAGATCAACAGGAGCAACAGTTTCGACAGGCTTAGAGCCAATTTTTTCGAGAACAGCTGCACGGGCAACATCAATGCTGCTGCCGTTATCAATCAGCTGCTCAGCAAGATCACGCATTTCGTGCTTGCCGCAAAGCTCTTGAATGTTTTTGATGCGGGTACGCTCTGACGAGGCAGCCTTTTTGGAAGCCTCATCGCGCACCACGTTGAGATCGGGTGCTGTGGACATTTGATTCTCAGAATCGGGTTGTGTGAGTGGTGCGACGCGAGCCGCAGAATCAACCTCAGAGGCTGTTTCTTTGTCCATTGTAGTGTCTGAAAGCAAAGATCTCCCCACGCCAATGTTTGGATCAGCGGGGACACTTACAACGCTGATTTCATAGGGCTCCCATGAAGTCGCAACAAACTCATTGCCGCGTTCTTCCATCTCTTTAATTCGATATCCAAAGGAGATATTTCGCATTATTCCGTCTTTAACGTCCGCTAAAATTTCTTGTGCAAAAGAGTTGCGGCTAAAGCGAACACGACTAACGCCTTTCTTTTTGTCGTCGTCAAGGTAGGCACGCTCAACAACACCGATCGGACGATCCATGTCGTGATTGAACAGAAGCGGTGCGCCGTCGTTCAATCTGCTCAAATCTGCAGCGTCTTTGTCATGGCTTAAGACCTCTGAACCAAAAGAACGCTCCACCGGATATTCAGAGCTAAAGCTGAACTCCATAACCCGGTCTTCCTGCTCCTCAAACTGAGTTTCCCCAGCTCGTTTCAGCAGTGAAGGCGCGGAACGCAACGCTTCAATTTTGGTCAGCGTTGAGAACCGATGACCAGCTTTTACGTCTGTGGCTTCATAGCCTTCATCTGTTTCGCGATAAACAGTAATTAACGCTGCAGGGTCATCCTCATCACCATTAATAGTGAACTCAGAGCCAGGGACATTAATGCTGCCATCTCGCTCAATCCGATCAATCTTTCCTCTGGCAGTTCCTCCAGAGCTGTCCCATTGGACAAAATCACCAACACTTAGGGCGTCAGGCTCTGCCCTGTTTGCAAGATCCTCAGCCATTGGTAATTCACGAATATCTTTAATTCTATCCGCCTTCCCCGTTGACCACACCTGGCCTGCGTCTCCGCCCCATGCAGCCCACGCCACACGACCGTTTGATGGGTAGCCATCCTCTCCAGGGGAAAAACCTTGGCCTTGCTTGTCAACTTCATGACGGGCAAACCATGCCGCCATAGCAATCACAACATCTCCCGATAATTCGTTGCCACTCAGGATTTGAGTTGCACGCCGTGCCGCCACTTCTGTGCCACCAGATTCGCCCGCAGATTTCCATTCGCGATAACGCTCAGCCTCAGCCTTCATGCCCTTAGTAGGCATTAAATCAATCTCTGTGCCGTTAATAGTTGCCACTTTCTTCCTCTCCTACGTTCTCAGCAGCATCGGCTGATGGCGGCGGGGTGTCCCCAAATGCGTCAACTGTATTAACTGGCTTGTACTGACTAGCGCCAGAACCGTTAACAGCTGATGGGTCAGTGTCCGTGATGATGTTCATCTCGTCGAGCTTGGCTAGCTCTGCCTGACGGGCAACAAGCAATTCATCCAGATCGCCGCCATTTTCGGCAACACAATCAGCGAGAGTTTTGAACCCGCTGCGAACTGCATCCTTTTGAGCGTTGATTTCTTTTTGCGGGTCAACGTAGGAATATCCACGGAAAACCCAGCGGACGGCCTCATAACGTTCAGGCTCGGTTTCGTAAGTAGGCAGATTTAAGGCTCCACTAAGCACCGCCATCTCCAGCCAAGCGTCATAAATCGGCTGATAGAACTGCTCACGCATCAACTGCTGAATTGACCGCCAGTTGTCGCGATCCTGCAGCAAGGCCAGCCGAGAGGAGCTGTAATTGCTTTGTGAATAATCGTTACTAATTGTCTCGTAGCTGCATCCAACCCCAGAAGCCAGGGCTCTTAGCTGTGCTCTAAGGAATGGTTCGTACTCTCCAGTGGGTGAATCCATGTCTGGAATCGTGACCGTTTCGCCAGGCTGCAAATACTTGAACTGCCCAGGCTCAAAACCTGAAACACGCTCGCCGTCGTAAACCTCACCGCCTGGATCTAGCTCACCTTCTGGTGATTGTATAAATCCCATCAATGCAGAGCTGGCGCGAGCACGCACAACGCTGGCCTGCTCCCATCCATCTAGGTGGTGCATCCGCTGCATTCCGCTTGCGAGCCAAGGCACCCCACGGGTTTGACCGGGCCGACCAGATGCACGATCAAACAAGTGAACGACATCTTTAGCCGGAACAATGATGTGCCGGCGTTCTTTTGCTTGCGTTGGAAATGCCGTGTCACCAGGGTGACGGCTTAAAAACGCATAATTCAGGGCTCGGCCAAATTTGTCGATTTCAATCCCCATCCGCCACACAGACCCAGCCGTGCGAGCAGGACTTTGATAATCCTCATCAAGCTGGTCAGCCTCAAGAACTTCAAGCGCAAAGTTGACTTTGCTGCGACCAAATTTTTGACGAACAATACGAACAAAAACTTCGCCGCTTTCACACATTGATGAAACAGCAAGCTTCTCAATATCGGCGAAGCACAATTGACCTGCTGTGTTGCAGCTGTCTTTACGCCCCCAATCAGACCAAGCCTTTTCAATTTGTTCGTTGATTCTTGTATCTAGCTTTCCGCCACGCTGCCTTTTAATCTGCGCCTGCAATCTGACACCAGTGCCAACAACAGAATTGCGCACGACGCGAACAGTTGATTTGGCGTAATCGTTATCACGCACAAGCTGACGCGAACGAGATCGCAACCTTTTAAGACTGCCTTTTATTTCTTGGTCGGCAGAAGTTACAGAAGTAACCCAATCACTTGTAAGACGGCTTGCTTGCGCAGCGCCAAACATGCGGGATTTAGGCCGCGGCATTGGCTCAGGATTTGAGCGCCACAATTCACGCCATGCAGATCGAACGCCCATGTCAGAACCTCACGTAGAGAGAATGTGGATCGCCCAAACCGTTTGCAATCATTGCGGCCTTGCGCTCTCGAACAACAATAGCTTTAAGTTGACTTTCGCGAACTCTTAATTCAGCGAGATCAATCCGTTTAAACGTGCGGTTGCCAATTGAGTATTCAGCAGCCTTGTCACTGATGATTGCCCGGATTGCTGTTGTAACTGCATCCAGATCTTGTTCAGCCTGAGTGCGCCCATCAAATGCCCCAGGCTGCCCGGTATAAGCCAGGCTCGCAAAGACCTCTAGCCGTCCGCTGCCGAGCGTAAACTTTTCTGCGCCCTTAGATGCCTCAGCGTAAAAATACCAATCCCCGGAATTAAAAGCAGCACTGTCAGTGGCACTAATACTAAATTCCCAGCCCGTGCCATAAGACGTGCCAACGACTGTATGGCCTTCGTGCGTGTGGTTAAAACGTAAGTAATAGGTAAGTGTCCAATCAGCCGACGTAATGCTTTCGTTTAACGGTCCTACGGATCCATCGTCTCGCCACTTGACCGTCGTCCCTGCATAAATTTGTTTTGGGATGTTCACTTCACCAAGTGTTCACGAACGACTTCACCGGCTTTGCCGGCTTATTGCTTGATTTTAGCGGTCTCTTGCCCCCTGATTCCAGTTTCTCGCGTAAGTTTTCCCACATCGTCAACTTAGGCAGGCGCCTGGAATACAACAGCATGGCGGCATAGGCATAAACAAAACAGTCAAGAGCTTCGTTTCTTGCTGATGCTTTCTTGACGTATTCCCTGATCGGAAAGCCTCTGTGAAAACGCAACCGCATTTTCTCGCTAGTTAGCTGCTCGAAGTATTCATGATCAGCAGCTAAGCCAAAGTTAATGCTGCCTAAGCCCTCCTTGTGACGCATACGGCCAAACAACGTGGTCTTAATCGTGTCAGTGCCAAGCATGTATAAGGTGACGCCTTTTCTGATCGTTTTGCCGCGCCAGCTCACATCAACTTTGCTGCCCTTACCTAGCGCCGCGCTGTTGCGCTTGCTGCTGCCTTTAATCGGCACAGCACCCTGGCGCAATCTGTCGCGCACATAGTTATATGTCTCATGCGTGCAGTGACCCCCTGAGTCAATTGCCATCTGAGCAATCGTCAAATGCTTGCCGCCTTCTGTGTCCCACTCAGTTTTAAGAACTTGATCTAGCTGGCCCCAAACCTCAACAGCAGTTGGATCACCTTGCAGCTTGGAATGCCAGATCAACCAACCTGTTTCGCCTGCGCCCCATCCCCACACAGATATTTCAAGACGATCGTCCTGTACGTCAACACCAGCCGTCAACAGCACCACCCCTTCAGGGCAAATGCCCGGCTTGTACTGCAGACGCTTTGCCATCAAGCCATCAGCGTTGACCTGTGCCGCAAAGTCTTCAGAGAACGTCTCCGCTAAGCGCGTATTGACAAAGGTTCGCAATGCTGCCGGGTCAGTCTTAGCCCGCAAGAAATCTTCAGCAAGCTGACTCCAGCTCGCCCAGCCCAAAGGGCTATACAAGCCATTCAGCTGGAAGCCTGCCGTCTTTCCGTCAAACGGTGCATGGTTCCGCCACTCGCCCTGTGGCAAGAATCGCGTCTTGTGGTGCTCCTCAAAACGCTCCTTGCAATGCTCGCATTCATATTTGGCAGTCTCAGGCTTGCCCTTCTCCCACTTCAGCCGCGGCCACTGCAGATGTTGAAACTCTCCACAGGCTGGACAAGGCACGTAGTAATAACGCCGATCAGAATTGAGAAACTCAGTCTCAATACGGCTGAAGTCTTTAACGGTCGGCGTTGATGTCAACAAGATCTTGCGCCGCGCAAATGTCGTCGTCCTTCTCTCCGCAAGGCTCACAGGATCACCCTCACCCTGGATCTCCTGCATCGCGTCGATCTCATCCATAAACAAGAATCGACAAGGCGCAGACCTAAGACCAGTCGCAGAATTGGCACCCGTTAGCAACATGATGCCTCCGGGAAATTCTTTAGCAAACATTGTGTTGCCGCTATCCCTTGACCTAGCCGGTGCAATCTTCTGAGCCAACCTTGGCGTGTCCTGAATCATGCTTTCCAGCCTCTGCTTTGACAAACGCTTGGCCATCTCAATTGTTGGCTGCACGCACAACATTGGCCCCGGTGCATGGTCGATCACATAGCCCAGAAAGTTGCTGCCCGCTTCAGTCTTCCCAGACTGTGCGCTGAACATCATCACCACGCGCTGCACAGGGTGATCGCTCGACAAGCAATCCATTGGCTCGCGCAAGTACGGCGTTCGATCCGTACGCCACAACCCAGGCTCAGCACTCGCCTTGCTGCTCAGCCTTCGATACTTATCAGACCATTCAGAAACAGTCAGTGGCTGTTCAGGTCGCAACCCTTCTAAAAAACCTGCGCGGTACGGATTAAGCATCACACAACTCGATCAAACATTGCCTGTGCTCCTGCACCAACATCTGATGAATCCGTGATGGATCACTTTCACCAGCCAGCTCATTGCTCAAACGATCGGCAAGGTTTGCCAACGATTCACGCACCGCCCGCGCCATCGCAAAACTTTCCTTTTGCACCACATCAGCAGGAACCAAATCTTTCAACTGCTGATCCATCTTGATCTTCGCCAGCTCAGCGTCGTAAAACTCTTTCCTCGCTCGACTCACATTCAGCAACGGAATCTCATCCTCTGCCATCTTTTCAACCTGTGGAATCACCGCAGGTTTTTGAATCCCTTTCGTGTCTTGCGAGTTCAGCAACCACAGCTCAAGAGCCATTTTATCGTCGATCATTCGACGCCCGTTAACCTCCTTAACAGCTCCGTCGAGCCTTCCAGATTTCACAGCGTTTGTCACCGCTGGCCTTGATACACCTTTGATCTCGGCAAACTTTGCAAAGGTCACAAGCATCAGCATTCCTCCCTTGTTAACTCGTCAATTAACTATATCCGGATCCAAGTTAACTGCGGTTAACTCCTGGCGCTAAATGAAAATCGAGCCTTCGGATGACC